CTAATTAAAGCAAGCGTACCAATAACATTTATGGTACTTTTCCTGATTATAGGATTAGCACCACTTTATGTCATGTATGGAATTATTGATAGAAATATTCCTGTAAAAACTAACTAGCTGGTACGAAACTTCCCTGCGTAGGGGTTTTTTCTTCGCTAATTTTTAAAGTCAATCCAGTTAAAATCTCATCAACTCTATCCGTTCCAAGGACAGCTTTTACATCAGCAATAATATCTGCTGTCTTTAAATCGGTTCTACTTGTTAATGATTCGGGTCTGTTCAATGCACAGCTACCATAAGATGACGCAGAATAATCTCCATCAACTCTAGTTACTGTCCAATGAGCAGTATGACAAAAGCCATCGTCTTCATTGTAATTTACGTTAGCTAATGCCCAGGTAACACTAGCCATCGACTACGGCCTCTGCACCTTCTTCTTCTTGAACCATTTGTACTAATTCTGCATACTGAGAATTTTTAATGTTGAACTGTTCAAGAACTTGTGCTTTTTCGTTTTCTATTTTTTTACCTTCTTCAGTAAGAGCATTGAACTTATCAGCAAGAGCCTGTGCTTCTACTTTACGTTCTTCGCATCTTTCAGATAGTTTTGACATGAATTTTAAATAATTGTACTAATGATACCTAAGAATAAACTTTTTTACCATCAACAATAGCTTTGTCGATAGCAGTAAAATCTTCTGATGTCCAAATGGATGTTGTTTCATCAACTTTCTTGTAAGCCTTGATAATTTCAAGATGCTCTACATTACGCTTGATTTTATCTTTATACTCGTCATCAGTTTCATTCGATGCTTGAGCAGTATTGATAACAGTTACGCTATCACCAGCAGCAGAAAAGATTGCTGCAATTTCATCTGCGGTTTTTTCTTCCATAATAAAAAGGTAGTTGCTTACAGTTTACCCTGCTTCCAGGGCTGTGACTTTAGTTGCTAATTCTTTGATAGCATTTACAAGTATTGGAACGAGTCTTTCATATTTCATGCCATAGGACATTCCATCTTCTGTAAGATTACATATCAATGAATCATCATTAGAAGAACCATAACCGTTTGCTTTTTCTACTTCTAATGCCTCTTGTGCTAAAAATCCAATATGTAATCTATTTCTCTTTTTAGATCCATCTGGCGTTCCAAAAGGCTTTTCATCTGTTCCATACCAGGTTCTTCTATCCCATCTATAAGTAACTGGCCTTAATGCTTTAATCCAATCCAAACCTTTAGTAAAATCAGTAATATCAGTCTTATCTCTAGAATCTGAAGAAGATATTGAAGTGTCAGCACAGAATAAAGATGCAATAAGATTATCTCCTAAACAAACTACATTACTTTCATTATTTACTACACCTGCTGGAGAGTTACTTCTTCCAGCATCATCTCCAAGTAATAAGTTATTACTACCAGTTGTTAAATCATATCCAGCAGCTTTACCAATACAAGTATTTCTATCACCAGTTGTAAGACCTGCCGCAGCTTGTTCACCCATGGCAGTGTTATCATCTCCTGTTGTAAGTCCAGTTAAAGTTTGACTTCCTACAGCCGTATTCTGAAATCCAGACGTTTGAGCATTTAAAGCAAAATAACCTATACCAACATTATTACTGGTTGTTGAATTTAACAAAGCATTTATCCCCATCGCAACATTATAATTACCAGTTTGGTTGTAATACAACGCTTGATGTCCAACAGCAGTATTCTGAGTTCCAGTTGTATTAGAAGTTAAAGTAAAATAACCAATAGCAGTATTGTTATTGGCAGTTGTATTATTTAATAAGGAATTTGGTCCTACCGCTACGTTATTATCACCAGTTGTGTTGTAATACATCGCTTGATGTCCAACAGCAGTGTTAGTTTGTCCAGTTGTGTTTGATAATAACGAGGCATAACCAAAAGCAGTGTTATAATTTGCAGATGTGTTTGCTGCTAATGAACCCCTACCTACAGCAGTAAGATTACCTCCAGTTGTGTTTACTTTTAATGCTTCAAAACCAACCGCAGTATTATTGCTTGCTGTAGTATTTGCGTTTAATGCAGCCCTACCTACAGCAGTGTTATTAGATGCTGTAGTATTTCCACTTAAACTACTATCACCAATCGCAGTATTATTAGCACCAGAAGTATTTGCATCTAAAGCTGTAGCACCTACAGCTACGTTTTTATCCCCAGTTGTATTTGCTGTTAAAGCATCATGGCCGACCGCTGTGTTATTATCTGCTGTAGTATTTGCAGCTAAAGCATCTTTTCCTAAAGCTGTGTTAAAATCTCCAGTAGTATTCGAAAGTAAAGAAAAAGCACCAACAGACACATTATTGTATCCAGTTGTATTTGCTTTTAAAGAATCAGAACCAACAGCAACATTATTATTACCTGTAGTAGTGTAATACATGGATTGGTATCCAATAGCAGTATTTTTGTCTGCTGAAATAGAAGTATGTAAAGCGTTTGAACCTAAAGTTACATTAAAGTCCCCATCTTGTACATTTGGACCAGAATCATATCCAATAAATGTGTTATGTTGCCCTGTATTTATATCTTCACCAGCATAAGCACCTAATATAGCGTTATAACTACCAGTTGTGACAGTAGTCCCAGCATTATAACCAATAGCTGTGTTTCTTTGAGCAGTAGTAGCTGCGTCTAAGGCTAAAGCACCTACAGCAGTATTTTGATCTCCAGTTGTGTTTTCTTTTAATGCTTCAAATCCTAGTGCAGTATTATGACTAGCTGTTGTGTTTTCACCTAAAGTATCAAAACCAAAAGCAACATTATTTGTTCCAGTTGTGTTTTTGACTAACGAAGCCCAACCAAAAGCTGAATTTTGACTTCCTGTATTGTTTGTACTTAATGATAAATATCCAAAACTTGAATTATAACTTCCAGTAGTATTAGCGTCTAAAGCACCAGAACCGACAGCTGTATTCTGAGTTCCAGTTGTGTTAGTTAGTAAAGCATTTGTTCCAACTGCTGTGTTGTTATCGGCTGTAGTGTTATTAGCTAATGCGTCTTTACCAACTGCTGTATTACTAGAACCTGTTGTGTTATCAAATAAAGATGTTCTTCCAACTGCTGTATTATCACTTCCTGTCGTGTTTAATTTTAAAGCATCTTTACCTAAAGCACTGTTATTACCACCAGTAGTATTTGCATCTAGTGCATTAGCACCTACGGCTGTGTTCTGAATTCCAGTTGTGTTTGATGTTAAAGCATCATGGCCTACCGCCACATTGTTTGATGCTGTTGTGTTTGCATTTAAAGCTCGATGACCAACCGCAGTATTTTGTGCCCCAGAAGTGTTTGAGTATAAAGTTGAGTCTCCAACTGCTACGTTTTGACCAGTGCCATCTGTTTGAGATTGTAAAGTATATGCACCAACAGCTACGTTACCACTAGATGTAGTATTAGAATCCATAGAAATAAATCCTATAGCAACGTTTTGTCCTCCAGTTGTATTAGCTTTTAAAGCATCATGTCCTAATGCGGAATTATTAGGACCTGTAGTGTTTGCTGTTAAACATTCAAAACCAACAGCAGTATTATTATTTCCTGTAGTGTTAGCATCTAGAGAAAAATTTCCTACAGCAACGTTTTGTGTCCCAGACGTATTTACACTAAGAGCATCAACACCGATTGCCAAGTTATCATCTGCTGTAGTGGCTGTATTTAAAGCACCTTTACCAACAGCGATATTATCATCACCAGTTGTTATTGCAAACATACAACTCTGCCCAATAGCAGTGTTGTTATTACCTTCTGTACAAGCAAAAAGAGAATTACTACCAATAACTGTATTTTGGCTACCTGTTGTAATTGCCGTGCCAGCCCTTCTTCCTATTGCTGTGTTGTTAGCTCCACTTGTATTAGCAGTTAAAGATTCAAAACCAACAGCAGTATTATTAGCACCAGAAACAGAAGCATCTAAAGCACTTTCTCCAAGAACAGTATTACCAGCAACAGAGTTCGCACCTTTACCAATATTTATTGAATTTATACTTGCATCAACAGTAAACGTAGCCTTTCCTATACTGTTTATTGTTAATCTTGGCGTAGGAGAATTAGCACCATCAGCCGTTGTGCTAAATACTAAACGACCTGGTAAATCGTTAGCAGCAGCAGTTCCATCTATCTCAGCAGATATTTTTGCAGCAGAATGAGCAGCATCAGTTCCATCAGAAGCAACAAAATTAATATTACCTACAACATCATCATCTTGAACAAGACCTTGATTTCCAATAGTTCCGTTTCTTGATTTTACTAATGAAAAATTTGCTCCAATATTATCTGCTGAAAATATACCCACATATCCATGTGCTGTAGAATCTGACGCACCAATTAATTGAAATCTAGGGTTACTTCCTGAAATTGAAAAATTACTAGAGTGACCAACAAGCAAACGCTGTGAACTATCAACTCTTAGTGCTTCATTACCACCAGTTTCAACAGAAACAGTATCAGCAGCAGGGAATCTAATAGCAGTATTAGGATCGCCAGAATGTATTATTTTATCTGGAATTGTTAAGTCATCAGTAGAAGTTATAGCTCCAGTTACAGTTAACGTACCAACAACACTTACTCCTGTGTCAGCAGTTAATCTTGTTGTTCCTCCAGCAGCCAAACTAACAGTATTAGTTCCACCAAATATTCCGCTATCGCTGTCTCCAAAGTGTATAGAAGGTGCTGAGTTACTTCCAGCAGTAGCAGCAACTACTCCTGTCAAAGTTCCACCAGCTAACGCAAGGTAAGTACTATTTGATGTGGAGCGTTCTGCAACTGTTACCGCATTTAAGCCAGCAGGGGTTACAACTCTATTTGTAGCTGTTCCAGTTGTTGTCTCACTATTAGTTGCTAATTCAGATATACCCGAAACTGTAGTTGTAGCAGTGGGTGTTGATAAACTTCCTGGTCCAAATATTTTTACAAT